GCTTTTATGAATGCTCTTGACTTGGGAGATCCAGATCCATCTAATCATAAAACTGGATTTCATGGTGCTGATGACATCATAGATTTTTTCACTGGTGATAAACCAGAAGACTGGAGACAAAGAGATTAAGAAATACTAAAATTGGTATAACATTTTACAAACTTACTTGCATAACTATACTGATGGGTCTATAATGACCTTACGTTCATCCAGGTAACTGGACGCAAGTAGGACGGCGGAACGGATCGTTCATCCCAATGGGACGCAAACCGCCCGAAGGAACGGGGCCTAAAAATCTCATTCTGGAGGAAAATCCTAATGGCTAAAGTAGTATATCGTGGCATCGAGTATGATACCCAGAAGCGTCTGGAGTATCAACAACAAATGATGCAGCAACCCCAACAGTATAACGAAACCTATCGTGGTGTTAAGTTTACTAAAGAGGGTCATAAGTGATGAAGAAACTCAACGTTCTTCAACTCATTAAAGAGCAGAAGCAAAAAGAGAATCGTCGTCACCAAGCATCACTTGCCCAACTTATTGGTAATAAGTGATGCAAGATTACCATTATCATCATGATGATATGGATAGAGACAATAGAGGTCCTGCTTGTTATCTTTTAACATATCGAGGATGTCGATATTGGTCTTGTTACCGTATTCACCTGGTGGAATGGTTTGAACAAATATTTAAATCTGAGGGGACTTGACTCCCCTCTTTTTTTTATCTATAATGTTATCGTGACCTTTTATAGTATGGATAAAGAAAAACTTAAATTAATTGTAAAAAATCTTGAGTCTCTTGTTCACTGTTTGAAAGAAGAACTTCAATCGGACAAAGATGAACAAGAACCAAATTACGAAGAAATTATTCCCTGTATTGAAGACTACGACGAAGTATTTTATGACGATGAATGATATCCTAAACGAATTCGAATTCATGAAACCAGAAGTTAAACTTGTATCTGTAACACCAGATGCAGAAAAACATATGGCATACTGTGCTCGGGTTTCTAATCCTGCAAACCAAGAAAATGAAAAGTTTTCTGGACTCCTCAAGTATTGTATTCAGCATCAACACTGGAGTATCTTTGAACAAGCAAGTATGACTGTAGAGATTAATACCACTCGTGGTATTGCAGCTCAAATACTTCGACATAGAAGTTTTACATATCAAGAATTTTCTCAACGATACGCTGACAGTACTCTTCTTGGCAAAAATATTCCTTTACCGGAACTGCGTCGCCAAGATGATAAGAATCGTCAGAACTCAATTGATGATATTCCCGATTATCTAAAACTGACTCTAACAGAAGATATTCGCGTTCATTTTGAGCACTCTATGCGCCTCTATAATCGCCTTCTGGAGAAGGGAGTAGCAAAGGAGTGTGCAAGGTTCGTACTGCCTCTGGCGACTCCCACACGACTCTATATGACCGGTTCAGTAAGGTCGTGGATCCATTACATCGATCTACGTTCAGCACACGGTACGCAGAAAGAACATATGGAGATTGCAGAACTGGTACGTTGTATTTTTACCTGTCAGTTTCCCGCAGTATCTGAAGCACTTGGATGGACTCGTGAAGGATGTTCTGAATGTGTTGATCCCCCCTCAGTTACTATCGAATAAATATCATTACATACTATGGAGGTTTAATTTGCCAACATACCCCGTTATCAATAAAGAAACTGGTGAACAAAAAGAAATTACGATAAGTGTTCATGATTGGGACCAGTGGAAACAAGACAATCCTCAATGGATTCGGGATTGGTCTGATCCAAGTACATGTCCATCTCCAGGAGAAGTTGGGGAATGGAAAGACAAACTAATTCAAAAAAATCCAGGTTGGAACGACGTTCTGGCAAAAGCTTCAAAAACACCAGGATCTAAAGTAAAAACTATTTGAATATATGGCAAGAAAAAAAATTACGAATCCAGTACCTTTTGGAACTAGCAATAGGCAAATGAAAAGAAAAAAACCAATCAATCTTGACTACATGAGAAAGATTGAACCGTTAACTGATAATCAAGAAGAACTATTCAATTCATATGCTAAGGAGCAAAATCTAGTTGCATATGGTGCCGCTGGTACGGGTAAGACATTCATTACCCTCTATAATGCTTTAAGAGATGTTCTTGATGAAAGAACTCCATATGAGAAAATTTATCTCGTAAGATCCCTTGTAGCTACTCGTGAAATTGGTTTCCTTCCGGGTGATCATGAAGATAAATCTTCTCTTTATCAGATCCCATATAAGAACATGGTGAAATACATGTTTGAGATGCCAGATGATGCTGCATTTGAAATGCTATATGGAAATCTGAAAACCCAAGGTACGATTAGTTTCTGGAGTACTTCTTTTATTCGTGGAACCACTCTGGACAAAAGTATTATCATTGTAGACGAATTTCAAAATCTTAATTTTCATGAGTTGGATTCAATCATTACTCGTGTTGGTGAAGATTCTAAAATTATGTTCTGTGGGGATGCAACTCAATCGGACTTGGTGAAGACAAACGAAAAGAATGGTATTATTGATTTTATGAGAATTCTTCGTGTCATGCCATCGTTTAATGTTATTGAATTTGGTGCAGAAGATATTGTTCGTTCTGGTCTATGTAAAGAATACATTATTGCTAAAATGGAATTGGGTCTCTAATGTTTAATCATATTGATTTGAATCTCCCTTCACTTCAAAGGGAAACAATTGATGGAGTTCGTTATTACAAAGTTAGTAATGGAAATGAATTTAAAAAACTTGTTTCCATTACTTCTATTACCAGCAATTATAAAAAAGAATTCTTTAATGCATGGAGAAAACGAGTTGGTGTAGAAGAAGCGGATAAAATTACTAAGAAGGCTACAAGTCGGGGAACCGACATGCATACTTTGGTTGAAAATTATCTGTATAATATTCCTGAACTTCCAAAAGTTCAACCATTATCAGATATGCTTTTCAAGATTGCTAGACCATCTTTAAATCGTATAAATAATATTCACGCACTAGAAGGTTCTCTATACAGTGAATTTTTAGGAATTGCTGGAACTGTAGATTGTATTGCAGAATTTGATGGAGAACTTGCGATCATAGATTTTAAAACATCTGCTAAACCAAAACCAAGGGAATGGATTGAAGGATATTTTGTTCAATGCTGTGCATATGCATGTATGCTGCATGAAATGACAGGTCTTTCCGTAAAGAAGTTCGTTATTATTATGGCTTGTGAAAATGGTGAGGTAGAAATCTATGAAGAGTATGACAAAACAAAATATATTAAACTTTTAGTTAAGTACATTAAAAAATTTTTCAATGATAAACTGAACGAAGTTGAACAAAACTAAGTTATGTGATATAATTGGTTCAGTCCATAGAAGATAATAAATTGCCAATCACTATACTAGACTTAATGGAGAATAACATAGAAAAAGAATTTGAAAAAATTCTAGAGAACAAATTTATATGTCCTTCTCGATTTGCACAAGAGATTGAAAAGTTCGTTCAAGAGAACGAAAATATGAATTACATTGATGCAATAGTTGCTTATTGTGAAATCAATAAGATTGACTTAGAATCTGTTCCCAAACTAATCTCGAAACCATTAAAAGAGAAAATTAAGTATGATGCAATGCAACTTAATTTTCTTAAGAAAACTTCGCGAGCACGTTTGGTATTTTGAAATTGGAACCTCTGAGTTGCTATAAAACATATCTTGCTCTTAAAAATCATTTCACAAAACCAAATTACGATTATCAAAAATATTGTGGGAAGGTAAAAGCTTCCCTACAAACATTTTATAAGCGTAAGGATCGAATGTGGTTTGAAAAATTGTCCAGGCAAAAAAGTGATCAAGAAATTATTGATTTCTTTGTTGCTAATTTTGTTGAGTGTAGTGATCCACAATCTCTATGGATTGGTGATATTATACGAGAAGGTGAGACTAGATATAGATCGTGGGGGAAAAAAATACAATCCCTTTCGTACTTATTCAAAGAAGAAGTTGATGCGGTATTTTCATCAACAAACTTTGATGATATGTTTACTATAAAAAATAATCAACACCCAAAACTTCTTAAAGAATATATGCAGGGTAAGTTGTCTTTAGAAACTATGATTATTTTGGAT